AACTTTGAATTGTCACTACAGGCTGATGCCAAGAAACGCTATACCAATCATGCCATGGTACGTGAATACTGGGAGTGGCCATCATCCAAGTATCCAGAGGGACGAAAAATCACCATCGCTGGTGGAAAGGTACTGGATTACAGCGAGAGTCCAGGAGAAAATCCATGGATATTCTTCCCTATGATCTCCAACCTCGGGACAGCCATTGCAGACGGTGTGGTTAAAGACCTTACCGTCCCCCAGCAAAGCTATAACGTCAAGCGAACGGCAGAAGCCAAGACGCTGGAGGAAATGGGTTCGGGGAAATGGATGGTGCCGATCAACTCAATCGAAGACGAGGGAGAGATCACAGACGAGATCGGAGGAATCGTACACTACTTGCCAATCCAGAATCACAAGCCGACAAGGGAAAACGGTATCGAACCAGGAGCTGGATGGCAAAACGCCATGGAACGTGACGAAGCTGATATGGAGGATATCAGCGGCGCTCACGAGATCAGCCAGGGAAGCGTGCCGAGTGGCGTTGATACGTATGGGGGGCTGCAATTACTCGTTGAACAGGACGAAACAAGGCTGGCTCTTGCCGCTCATTCCTACGAGGAAGGCATTAAGAAGTGGGGCGAGAAGGTGCTGCGACTCGTCAAAAAGCATTTTCCCGAGGAGCAAATGCTCAGAATTGTCGGGGAAAACGGCGAGATTGAGGCGCTTACCTTTTCTGGCGCTGATTTATCCGGTAATGAGGTGGTCGATGTAGTCCCGGGATCATCCTTGCCGGAAGTCAGGGCAGTTAAAGAGGCAAAAATATTCCAGATGTGGGGCGCTGGGATGTTTGTCGATCCTCGCACTGGACGACCAGACGTGCGAAAGGTGGCTCGTATGCTCGGTCAATCAGTAGCATCAGACTACTTTGATGATGTAGAGCTGGACGAAAATAAAGCGAAGATGGAGCAGAGAGAGTGGGAACAGCTATTTAGCGATCCTGAAACGGCTAATATGATCATCGAGTATCGACAGAATCTGCAACACTATCAGCAAGCTATAGAACAAATGCAGATTCCTGGCGTGATACCACCACCTCCACAACCGCCCGTCAAGCTGCCGGTAGTAAGGGATTTTTACGACCATGAAACGCATCTAGCAGTGCATAATCGGTTCCGAAAAGGCTCTTTTTACGACAATCTGCCGCCCGAATTACAGGCGATTATCGATGAACATTGCGCTGAACATGAACAAGCAATCATGGCTCCTATTATCCAGCAGCAACAGCAGCAGATGATGGCGCAACAAGCGCAAGAACAAGCTAAGGCTGCGGAGACCGCTGCAAGTCGAGAGCATCAACTAGCTATGAAGCAAATGGACAACGAAGCAAAGATCATCCAAGAGGGGATAAGACAGCAATCTTTACTCATGAAGGGGAGATCATAGATGTACTTCAAGAAAATCAAAGAGTTGGAGAATGCGGTTGTCTCGCTTGGAGGTGGAAGCTGATGACGTTCAATATGACCGAATTCCTCAAGACTAATCTGCTTCGTGGCTATCGGGATGGGTCTTTCACAGAGCCGCAGGTGAACATCTTCGCTGCGAATTACTTGGCAAAAGGCTGGTTTACTCAAGCCGATTTTGACGGAGTAACCTACGCGATTCAGACACATGAGGAGTCTGTAGAACAGTAATCTTATTCAACTAACGAAGTTCGATAGTTCAATACACAGGCCGTAGGTGAGAATCCTGCGGCCTATTCTATTACAACCGTTCGGGCGTTGAATGATCTTAGGCCGCCGCTAAGAAAGGAGAAGTACCATGAAGAAACCTTATGCATTGACACTTGATCTGCAACTTTTTGCAGAAGAAACGGGCGTTGAAAGTGTTCCTGCCGCCGAGGAACAAATTCCTGCACCACCAGAAAACAACGAATCCGATCCTGAAACGGGCGTAGAAGAACAGGCTGCCGCCGAGCCAAAGGAGAAGGGAAACAGCTTCGAGAAGGCGTTCGCCAAACGTCTCGCAGCAGAGCGTGAGAAGTGGGAAAAAGAACGTCAAGCGGAGTTGGAAAAGTACAAGGATCATGATATCGCAAGGAAAGCACTAGATTTTCTTATGAAGCAGAACAACATCAGCGATCCCATGACCTTGAAAGAGCAGCTTGAACTCGCAGAGTTGCAGGAGAGAGCGGAGAAGGAAAACCTTCCTCCCGAAGTCCTAAAACGTCTGGACGAACTGGAGAGAAAAGCAGCAAAAGTTGATGAGATCGAGAAACTGCAACAGGAAGCACAACAGACTCAACAGTTCGAGCAGACATTGAAGGAATTCTGTGAGGGCAAGCAATTGGATGGCAAACCTCTGGATTACAAGGAACTCTGGAAGTATATGTACGAGAACAAGACCGAAAATCCAGAGATTGCCTTCAAAGCCATGAAAGCAGATATCCTAGAAAAGCAGCTCGAACAAGCGGAAAAGGAGGGCATGAAGAAGCTTATTGAAGCAAAGACAAACATCCCTAAAGTAGATGGAGCAAGGGGAACAGGTGCAGTAGCGCCTAACCCACCAAAAACATTCGCAGAAGCCCGAGAAAGGGCGTTACAAAGAGACTATTTCAAATAACTGGAGGATGATAAACTATGGCATTTGACCTGTCCGCCGCAAATGCGGTACTCAAAGAAGATTATCTGCCGCCGGTGCGTGAGCAGCTGAACAATGACAATCCGGTCATTCAGAAGCTTGTCGCAAAGAAGCAGGAGGCAACAGGAAAGCGTTTCTACGTTCCTCTGCACTATGGACGAAACAATGGTGTTGGTTACCGTTCTGAAGGCGCTCAACTTCCGGCTGCTGGGCACCAAAAATACAAGGAATCGACAGGGAATACGAAGTACCTGTATGGTCAGATCGAAATCACTGGTCCTACCATCAAGGCCATGAGAAACGACAAGGGTGCTTTCATTCGTGCCGTCGATTCCGAAATGAGAGGACTGCTGCGTGACCTGAAAGACCAGCGTGCACGCGCTCTGTTTGGTGATGGTACTGGTAAGTTGGCAACATTTGATGCGAATACATCCACCACGACACTGACAGTGGACAGCGTGAAATACTTCCAAGTCGGCATGATCATCGACATCATCTCGTCCGGCGGCGTGGTATCCGTAGCAGGGCGTGAAATCACTGCGATCGATGTTGCAAACAAGACAATCACCATCTCTGGCGCAAACGTGACAACTGTCAATACGGATATTGCCGTTGTGACCGGCGACTACAACAACGAAGCCATGGGTCTCGGCGGTATCATGAGTACGACACTTTCTCTACAAGGTATCAACCCTGCCACAGACACATGGTGGAAACCAAACGTACTGAGCAATAACGGCACGCCTCGTTCTCTCAGCCAACAGCTTATGAGGCAGGCTGTTGATCTTTCAGAGCTGCAAGGAAGCCAGATCAACATGATCACATCTTCTTACGGCATTCGTGCAGCATATGAAGCATTGCTTCAAAACCAAGTGAGAATTGTTTCTCCAATGGAACTTGAAGGCGGTCACAAGACGCTGGAATATGATGGTCGCCCGATTGTGGTTGACCGCTATCATCACTCCGGCAAGATGTACTTCCTGGACATGGACGAACTCGACCTGTATCAACTGTCCGACTTCGAATGGATGGAAGATGACAAGGGCGCTGTTCTCTCCAAGGTTCCAGGATACGACAAGTACGAAGCCACCATGTTCTGCTATGAGACACTCATTACCTACAAGAGGAACGCACACACAGCGCTGGAAGACCTGACAGAACCGGTAGGATATTAATGCGAATGAGGGAGGGCTTTATGCTCTCCCTTTTTCATTATCACGGAGGGGTAGATAATGGCGAAATATGACATCTATCACATTGAAGAACGACTTCAACAATACGATCCTGATTATTTCCGCAGAATCGACTTTGACGAAAAGAGAGGGCTTCATAGGCTCATTTGCTATGATCCGGTGAACAGAGAAGAATACGTCGCATTTACTGTGCCAGCAGGTAAACTCGACCATAGAACGGTCGCTAAGTACATGGAAATTCACCCGAGAAACGGGTTTAACATATTCAAATACCTTGATCAAGAACTCAACAAGAGAGAACGAGAGCAAGAGAAACGAATCAGCGACATGGCGCATGACCTGGCTGACAACATTCTTTCTTCCTTCCGTATGAAGGTAAGCCGATCCATCGACTAAGGCGGTGATAGTGTGAATCTGCAAACGATCCTTGAACGGGTTGATCTATTGATAGACAATGACATATCAACGCAGCAAAAGGTGACCACGATCAACGAGATATCCAAGCAATTGTTCCGGCGTTTTCCCGTTCCGGATAAATTCGTTAAGTTCACCACGACAAGCATCCCATACTACACATTACCTGATGACGTTTCTGAAGAACGGATCAGAAGCGTGATCGTGAACGGGATTGAATATAGGCGAGTTACTCCGGAAGATGATCGACCGAATTATCCGTTTTGTACGGTTGTTGCAGACCATCTTTTTCTATATCCCAACACGCCTGACCAGACATGCGTGATTTTCTACCAGCCAAGACATGTTGAATTGAGCGCATCGAATCTGTCTACCGTCCCCACATTCCCGGAGGATTATCACGAGATTCTTGTGTATGGACTGGCAATATGGATCGCAGAGATTCAGCGAGACGTTGATATGGTCAATAACTTCCAACGGAAGTATGACGAGATATTGAAGGACGCAGAACGGCATCTTCGGAAGATGGGGAATAAACGAGTCATTATAACGAATAGGTGGTGATCATATGTCAACAGCAATGGAAATAGCGGCTAAAGAGTTGGAAGAACTGATTCAAGCAGCAAAAGTCCCAAAAGATGCGGTTGATGCTTTAAAGAGGAAAACGATAATGGAAGTGATAAATGTAAAGAAAAGTTACGGGACAAGTAAATCTGACATACAGCAAGCGATCAATGAATCTCCTGTAGGGGCGACATTATATTTTGAGCCTGGGATTTATGAAGTGTCTGGACTCAACATCAGTACACCTTTGACGATAGAGGGAGTAGATGCAACATTCAAACTGGATTCTGGTGCGACGACAGGAATTTTCACCATCAATTCGGATGATGTCACGATCAAAAACTGTATATTCGATGGAAACAAAACGGATCAAAGCAACAATCACGCTTTGATTTTAGTAAATGGCGAGAATTTTGTTTTTGACGGTAACACGATAAGGAACTCGTATCATGTGTGCGTGCAAATAGAACTTGATGCGAAATTTGCCCGTATCACAAATAATTACTTTTCCGATAACGGACATATCCCAAACTGCAACGCCATAAATTGTAAAGGATCGCATTCAATCATCCAGGGCAACATCATTCGTAACCATGGGAATGGATGGGGCATTCGGATTGGTAGGTACAACACGGATGCAGATCAGAAAGTCGAACAAGTTGTTGTGGTGAACAATGTCATCGACGCGATCAACCATGTAGCGATGGGTGCCGAATTGGATGCTATCCACACGATATTTGCAAATAATCAAATCACAAACGCATCTCAGGGGATCAAGTGTGATGAAAGCGACCGTCATGTCATCACAGGTAATGTGATGAAAAATCTGCATCTTAGCACCTCAATTAACTTGTTGAACAGCCCTGATTGCATTATATCTAATAATTTTATCATCGACAGCGCCGGAGGTATAAGAGCGGGGGCCAACTCCACAATCGTTAATAATAGGTTAGAGAATATCGCAATCGGTGAAACGGGAACCGATGGTATCAGGGCGATTGATGGAAGCATTGTCTCAGGCAACTACCTTAAAAACTGCAACGCAACTGGTATATATGTATCGGGAGAAGGGGTTGTCTGCACGGAGAATACAATTATGACGACAGATGTTGACATGGTACGTGCTATCAATGCTGGAAATGCAACCGCCTTGAAGATAAGCGGCAACACGCTTATTGTTAAGGATGATGGTTCGGCATCACAAGGTATTCGTGTGCTGAATACGGTCTCCAACTACATCGTCACTGAAAACATCATGACGGGCGCGACTACAGCAGTGTCGGATGCTGGCGTTGCACCAAAGTATGTACAAAATAACCTCTAGGGAGGAAGCGAGGTGATATATTGGCATACTGGACACCAATACGAGGGATCAGTGATCCTATACCCATAAGAACCTTTCAAGGCGTATATAAGCCAGATGATGAGGGATTCGGATTATCCGAGTCCCTCTTTGTTGATCTGGAAAACATGTCTCCTGCGTCATTTCCTGCGCTCACTACACGCCTTGGATATACGCAGGTGGGAAAATTCGGCACACGTGTACTTGGCATGGGCGCATGGAAGGATCAAGAGTTGCATGTGGTGTTTAATGATGGCACATGGCGAAGGCTTAATTCAGACGGTACATGGACGCAGCTTGCAACCGGTCTGAACACATCGGCTGAATGGACATTCGCTAACTTCAAGGGGAATCTGTCTGGCATCAATCTTATCGGCAGTAATGGTGTGGATCCGATCAAGCGATATGACGGTTCAACCGTCTCCAATCTGTCAGGCGCTCCATCCGGTGGTAACTACATCTGCACCCAATCCAATCGACTATATTGNGCGGTAGGAAACGAGATACGATTTTCTGCACTCAATAAGGCTGATGACTGGACAACCGTAGACGATGCGGGATCGATCGTCCATGAAACGAATGACGGGGAAACGATCATCGGTTTGAACGAGGGTATCGGTCATGTGACTGTCCTTAAACCTTCCTCCATCTACGAACTATGGGGCAAAGGGCCAACGAGTTACAGACTCCAGCCTGCCGCAACAGACATTGGTGTCGTAGCGGATAAAGCGGCATCGATCCACGACGACATAATGCCCTTTATTAGCCGCGATGGTATTTACCTATATCAAGGTGGGGTAAGACCAGAAAAACGCTTCTCGCAGGCCGTACAGTCGTTTATACGCGATTCTAACAAGGCGAATCTATCTAAGTCAGTTACTGCTAGTGATGGAGAGCATATCTACTTTGGAATCCCGTATAAATCGACCGAGACTGACACCATCCTGCAATATAGCCCGCGTTACCAAGCTTGGTATCCGTGGACGGGGATATCACCAACCCACATGATTCGTATCGGACAAGACCTCTATATAGGCGATTCTACGGGTCGTGTGCTGCGTTTAGATGGCGATAAGGACAATGGAGCAAATATATCGTGGAAAGCCGTGACAAAGCCGTTTACAGCGGCTACAGCGGCACGTAAACAGCATTGGTTCAAACTCTATGTGGTGGTTGATCTGCCGTCAGGAAGCACGATGAGAATTTACCTTAGCCCGTCCGTCAGGGGTAATGATTGGGTTCTGGCAAAGACGCTCACAACCGATGCGGATATGCAATTCAAGAAAATCCTGATTCCGACCAACTCTATTGCAAACGCCAATGCGGTGAGGATCAAATTAGAGGGTACGGGAAAAGTAACGATACACGAAATCACACGTCAATTACGCGAAATGCCAATGAGGTGATGATATGCCAACCGAAAATATTCACATCGTCCAATCACAACGCGAAAAGACTCTTCAAGAGCAAATCGACTATTTGACAAACGAACTGGCTAAGACTCAGAAAACGTTGAATTACCTGCTAAACGATGGTGGTATTGACTTTGACAACATCAACGAAATCAGAGTACGGAAGGGAACCAAGTGGTATCTCATCAACGAAGAAGGAATCGTAGCGAATAACGGAACGACAAACACGTTCGATTTTGATCTTGATACCGGAAACTTATCTATCACGGGAATCATCACAGCATTGGCAGGTATGATCGGCGGATGGACGATTCAGGGGAATGCGTTGTATTCCAGTACGACGACATATCCGCGCATTGTCATTGATCCTGGCAGCAATCAAATCACATTCTATGCTAATGCGACAAAATATGTTCAGATCGGATGCGTCAATTACTACGGAGGGACAACTGATCCATATATTCGGATTCATGACGGAAGTGACTATGTTGAGTTCGATCTGAACTCTTACTACCTGTCTTTCAACGGGACAAGGGAGATTCGACTTGATTTCCCAATAATCCGACTGGATGACATTGTTTTTGTCAATTTCAACAATTTGCGTGATGAGATGAGTGGGGATAGCATATGGAATATCGTGATGGACTTGGAGGATGAAATCAATAACAAGGCCGATCATTTCAACGGATACAACGGCCCTGTTGTCGTAGGTGATGGTTTTGGTGGAACAAAAACACTGTATTTTACCAATGGAGTGCTGACAACTGTGGTGTAATATTTTATACTCATGGTAAATTCAAGAAAAGGAATGAGGATTATGAGGAAATTTCTGCTTGGGTTTATCATGGGTATCATCATCATGGTTCCTGTGTCAGCGTTAGGTCAGACAGCATACGAGAAAATATCGGCATATGTCAATCCTGATATCAAAGTAGCAGTCGAGGGTGAGCATGTCGATCTTGACCTTGCACCAATTGTATATGACCAACGGACGTATCTTCCGGTGCGTGAGATTGTTGAGAAAGTCATGGGATATGAAGTGAACTGGAACCAAGAAACAACAACGGTTGAGATTGCTGCTCCTGATATATGGCCGGTAAAGGATGGTATATCAATTAACCAAAAAGATGAGGTGGATGAGGTGATTCCTGGAAGTCAAGTCGGTCCATTCGGATACTCTTATGATAGATTATTCTTCGATCCTCCAGAAAACGTAACAATAGAATATGTCGAAGAACGGATCAGAGATATCAAAGGATGGATGAACACGCTGAACCATGCAATATCTATACAAGAGGAAGCAAGTCAGAATGGCGTAACTGTATATCCTGAGCATATTATCGAAATGTACCGTGGCGAATTGCCAAAGTTGCAATCAAGACTGGAATATTGGGAATCTTTAAGAAAACAACTAGAAGAGGTGAAGCAACAATAACCTTGCACGTATAAACAGCATGATTTATCATAAAAATAGTAAAGACCGCAGATGTTGCAGCACCTGCGGTCATCCAGTAAGCCGAAGGCAGTCGGCTAAACACCAAGGAATAGACCGATACCTTACCGGGGGCGGTCTATTCCCTTTTGTTAAACGTTAATATCATCACAATTAACGCTCCAAAGGAGATCATGAGTGATATGGCTTCATAAACACTCATGGGCATCACCTCCCTTCATGGGAAGATGGATGCCGACTGCCCCTGCTTACTGGACAACTATATTATACCAAAAGTCGCCAATAGGCGGCTTTTTTATTTAAGGAGTGATAACATGGCCGTACCGAATCCATACTCCACACAACAGAAGAAAACGCAGTCAAATGTTCCCGTTCCACAGTCCAACGTTGTTCCGTTCCCACAGTCAAATGCGACACAAGCGTCGTATTCCAGTGTACCAAGATCCAATGTACCCACACCAAGTAATACACCGACTATGACAGCAACAGCTACTCCCACGATCCCAAGAGCCAGTGTTCCTATGCCACCCACTACAGATTACCGCAGTCAAGTGGACAATCTACTGAAGCAGTATCAGCAGATGGCTGCTGCTCCACTCGTGTACAATGCACAGTCCGATCCGTCGTATGCGTCCATCCAACAGGCGGCGAGAAGGGCGAGCCAGAACACGATGGAAGCCCTCAACGAGAGAGGAATCCTAAACAGCACGATCACGGCTTCTCAAATCGGTCAGATCCAACAACAAGCAGAAGCACAGGCAGAACAAGCGGCATACGAGAGGGCGTACAACGAACGATTGAACCAACTTTCCAACCTTGGCAATCTGATCAACCTCTACGCTAACCGAGACGATACCATGTTTGGACGCGGTGTGACGGAAGGACAGTTGACAGGAACATACATTCCGAATCAAGCACAACCTCTGGTACAACAACTGCTTGCACTCAAGCAAGAAGCAGAGCGCCCGGGATTGGGGGCAGAAACATATGCGAGGTATAAGGAACAAGGGGATGCTCTCAGGGCGCAGCTTAGGGCTATGGGTGTGGATACGTCCTGGATTGAATCGAACGTAACTTCTGCACAAGCTGCACAGGCACTTCCACAGGTGTTCTCCACGCTTGATGCACGCAATCAACAGTTCAATCAAGATATGGCGCAGCAGGAACTCCAACTGAGACAACAACAGATGGAGTATCAGGCAGCTAGAGATGCGATTGCCGATCAACGCTGGAAAGCGGAGTTTGATGAGGATGTAAGGCGATGGGGTCTGCAATATGCACTTAATCGGCAAGTGCAACTTGGCAATCTTGATATCTCCAGATACAACGCAGCCACAAGCCGCATGAACGCCGAAACAAATCGAATGGACGCACAGAGAAGAACGACAGACGCAGAGCAGTCTACCAATGCGCAGAACTTCCAGGCAACGGTATTGAACGAGATGCGTCAATTCAGTTCACCTTCGGAAGCAAGAGAATGGCTGAATGCAAATGCAGGAGAGATCGCAAGAGTACTTGGCACAAGCGGATTGAATCAGATGTATCAGATGGTGGATACTCTCTATCCTCAACAGGTGGATCCAAATGCACAGAATCAGGCAAGGCTTCAGCAGTTGAGAGAGCAGGCAGTGAAGATGGCACAGAGCGATCCGAACTGGCAATTCTCTGATTCCGCTAAGAGGGAACAGCTTATCTCGGAATACATGAGACTTCTTGGGGGGTGAGTAAATGGCGCTGATTACCGCCGAAGAATTCAAGAAGAATAAGGGTCAGACAGTTAGCAGTTCTACCTCACCTTCAACGGGTCTTATTACGGCCGAGGAATTTAAAAAGCAGAAAGCACAGGAACGAACGGATGCGGTTATGAACACCGTTTCCTCTGTTCAATCCGCAGCATCTGCCATTGGTGACTATTTCCGTGGTGTTGGAGATTCAATCCGTCAAGGCGCGCAAGAGAGATTGGCACAACAATCACAACAAAACGCTGCTGCCGCCAAGAACTTTGCCGATACTCAGACGCTAATTGGATTGACACGGACACAACCTGAGACACCACCTATTGAGAAGCCGATGATCGCAAGAATGAATGAATCTATCGCTCAAAATAGACAGTCTCAAGAGGAACAAATGAGAGAACGTCTAAGAGCAGGGGAAGTCTCTATCAGTGACGTGGCTCGTGTACCAAATGAAACGCTTGGCGGAAACCTTCAAAGAGTGGGCGAATCCTTGCAACGGTTCGACACAGGTTTACAGGATGCGCTCACTTTTGGCATCACTTCTGCTCTTGACAGGCGTATAGCGGAGTCTGCAAATAGTCTAGAGTTACGTGAGATGATGCAGGAACGTCTCGCTGGACTTGATTCTCCAGAAGCTAAGGTTGGAGGTTTTGTAGGTACTACGTTAGGCGGTGCAGGAGCATATGGACTCATTGGCAACCTGGGCAGGTCTATTGCACAACCGCTACTGAGAACAGGTGTGAGGGGGGCTGCGGCTGGTGCGTTGTATGGTGCAGCCGGAGAAGCTGCGGATATCGCTTTGGATACAAGACAGGATGGCGCTAATACGATTGGACAAAGACTTGGTAATGTCGCGCTTGAAGCGGCGTTGGGCGGTGCTCTTGATGTTGGATTAGAAGCTGTAGGAAAAGGTGTCATTGAAGCCTTAAAGCAGCTTAGAAATCGTAAAGGCGCACCGGTGGAAGCCATTGATGAAATACTTGCACTTCCTGAACCACGACAAAGAGGAAGGGCTAACATAGCCGTTACTCCTGATGTGATCGAAGCTGGTATGCCGGCCACACGAGCAACGATCAGACGGGAAACAAATCCGTATCGTGAGAAGTACGAACAACTCATAGCCGAAGCAAGTCAGCGTGAATTCCGTCCTGGATATGAACTGGAGGAACTGGAATCCTTATGGTCGCAGATGGCGGCACCGGATGATCCTGATCTGATGACGCTGATTGATCTGGCTTATCCAAGACAGACGAGGAAAGTGGATCCGGATCTTGCAAGAAGGGCAAGAGAGTACCAACAATCTAGATTAGCAGCCGGTGTTCCACTGCCGGTTCGAACGATATCTGATCGAATGCCACAAACACCACTCAGACGAACAGAAACAGTCTCAGACGGCGTTTCTGGCACGAGTGATACGAATATGCCGATCAGATCGGAAATGCCGTCTACAGGGCAATTATCAAGCCTGAGAACGGTTGATGAGGACGGCATTCCGAAAGGCGTCTTCCCAGATCCTGAGCCAACACCTGCAAAACCAGTTCAGCAGACGTGGTTTGAAAAACTATTTGGGACGCAGCCACTTGGGATCACATCCAGATTAGCGAGCAGGGGAAGGAATCTTCTGACCACAGAAGGCCAGATCGTGGATAGCCCGATCAAGCGAGATGCAAAAGGTGCGATTGATGCTGCAACATCAGCTGCGAGGAAATCTTATTATGAATTCGTGGATATGAACGCGCCAATCAAGCGCATCTCCCCGAAAGCCTATGAGCAGTCGATGGATGCAAGACGGGCGAATCAGATTGCCAATGTCATTGTGACGGATAAGTTTGTGAATCCACAAGGGCAGGTTATCGGACAGGGGCTAAAGGAAATCGTTCGCAAGGCTGGACGCGGCAACTACAACGCCTTTACAGATTACCTGATTGCAAGGCATGCATTAACGCGCATGAGCCGCGGAGAAAAGGTCTATGCAGATCATCTCAAGATGACACCGGAGAAGGTGGCAGAAAGGATTCGGACGCTTGAGCAGCGTTACCCTGGATTCGCAGCGATCGCAAACGAATGGGATCAGTACTTCAAGAACATCCGTGAAGTGTACGGAGTGGAAGAAGGGTTGATTTCCAGAGATCTCGCGAATTATCTTGAAAGTCACAATCCAACATATGCGCCTATGAGACGACAGTTCAGCCAGTCTGAGAAGATCAAAGGACTAACCTATTCAGGTGCTAAGCCGGCCTTTAGCGGTCAGAAAGCGCCGATTAAAGAGGTCAGCCCAACTGGTTCAGCTAGAAAGATTGTTGACCCAGTAAGGTCTACGATTGAACAGACAGGTGCATGGGTGAATGCTGCGATGAGAAACCGTGTCATGCAGTCGGTGGTGGATGCAATCAGGCGTAATCCAGAGAACATGAGGGGAATTGCTGAGATCGTTCAGCCCAAGAGTGGTCAGAAGAACCTCAAAGAAATTCTCATGAAGGATGGAGAAGAAGCATTCCTCGAAGCACTCCAGGACGACTTCAATAAACTGTTTAGCAAGCAGCGATTGGATCAGGATAACATCGTTCGTGCCATGATAAACGGGGAACCGGTCTATGTGAAAGTCCATGATCCCGAGGCACTAAAAGCCCTATTGGGAATGGGTGCTGAACAGTCCAATATCGTTCTGAACATCATGACCAATCTCTCCAATCTGGTGAAGCAAGGGGCAACAGGAGCACTCGCTCCACTATTCGCAGCAAAGGGTGCGACGATGGACGTGGCACAGGCATTTATTCAAGCCGAGAATCCACTTGCTCATGCCGGTTACTTGATGAGTGCTATCGTCAGTTCGATTGCAGACGCATTAAGGATTCCTGGATTAAGAGACATGGCACAAGCCTACTATCGGGCAGGTGGTGGATATTCGGCAGCTCTCAGAGGGGAACGTAACCTCAGACGTAGCGTATCGGATATACGCCTTGATCCATTACTCAGTCCACGCACCATTGGACGAGCAGTTGGCAAGACTGTCCTTGCACCTTATAAGTTGTCACTTAAAGTTTCAGATATTGCGGAAAACGTGAACCGGATCGCGGCATACCACTATAAGTTGCGTCAGCTTGGCGGTGAACCTACACCGGATAATGTTCGTGAAGCCATGAACTATGCTCGGGAGATCACCACAAACTGGAGCCGCAGAGGTAGGCAGTCGCAGATGCTGGAATCAATGATCCCATACAATAACGCAGCTATTCAGGGGTTGTACAGATTCGGCAGGACGTGGAAACAGAATCCCGTCAAAACAACCGCTTTAGTGGGGTTGGGGATTCTTGTTCCAAAGTTCTACGAGTACATGCAGTTCCATGATGATCCGGATTATCAGAAGTTGACCGCTCGTGAGAAATACCGGAATCTCATTGTGTCGAAAAACGAAGATGGAACATTCGTCAAGATTCCTCTTTCCCCTGAATGGAACGCTCTTGGTGCGCTTATGGTAGATTTTCTCGAAGCATATAAAGATGGTGATCCAGAAGCGTTTAAGGGCGCTACAGATGCCCTTGTGGATGCCTTTACACCTCCTATTATCTCTGGTGCAGCGCAAGGAATCGCACAGGGCGGTGGAATCGAGCAGAGTATGTGGGGCGTGGCGAATGCTACGGCTGTTGGACCGATCCTTGGTGCTATGGGTAATCAATCGTTCACCGGCGCGCCTATTGAACCTCTGAGAGTACAAGACAGATCGCCACAGTATCGATATGATGAGAGAACCACATCTGTAGCGAGGTGGTTGGGAGAGCAGACCGGTTGGAGTCCGATGAAGATAGATTATGTCATTCGTTCCTACGGTGGTGACCCTGCAAGGCTACTTCTTCCGTTAACATCCGATTATGGGGGAGGTACAGCACGAAACACGGTTCTCAGAAACTTCATCGTGGATCCGGAGTTCACCAATACGCTGTCAGATGACTTCTATCGAGCGAAGGATATGTTGAATAATGCATATCGAGACTATCAAGAAGCTGGCGCACCATTACCTGAATGGTACAACGATGAGGTACGAAGGGCGCTCACATCACAGGCGCAAGGATCTATATCTAAGGTTCTTAGTCAATTGAATCAGATGAAACGAGAGATCAACGCCGATAAGAGTCTTTCCGCTCAGGAGAAATCGCAGCGCACACGTGAAATTCAACAGCAGATCAACGAAATCTACATCAACGTCAATTCTCAGCTTAGAGAACTGGGAATCCCCATATTAAACCGATAGAGGGCGCAGTAATGCGTCCTCTTCCTATTGGAGAGTGATGCCTATGATTGGAATGGAGCCGATGAGTACAACGGTTTCGGACGAGACGCTGCGTATACTACGCCGATTCTATCCACCACCGGATCCAACGGCTGACATGCTCTTGTATGAGGGTGATCAATTTGTACGACTTTCTGATCGAAGCCGGATATGCGATATGGAGGAACGGTCTGACCTTATCCAGTCTAGGGGCAGTTCTATATGTCATCCTGCGCCAGAGAAGGATCAAGAAACGGATGCAGAAGTTCATCCCTTGGCTGTTTCAAGATGAGTCAGAGGTCAAGGAATATGTTCAAAATCAACAGCGCATAGAAGCAAAAATCGATCTGTTACTGAAAGAAAGGGGAATTACATGGAATGCGAATACCTTAAAGCCATCAGAAGCAAATACTCAACCAATCTCATCAAAGCGTTTCATATTGTCACGAAAGGTGTTATCTATTGTCCAATCTGTCAAACGACACATGACTTTAAGGAGGTTGAAACTAATGCAACGCTTCAAAAGCAGGAAGTTCTGGATGGCCGTGATTACGGCAATTCTTGTCGTTCTGAACGATGGTCTTGATCTCGGTATCGATCAGGACACAGTTCTCACATTCGCCGGCCTTGTGATCTCATGGATTATTGGTGAATCTGCAATCGATACAGCCAGAGCGAGGGGGGCGAAGCAGAATGACGCAGTTGACTACTCTCAGGCAGATCAAGTTGGCGAGTGATCTGCCATTTCACTTGCCGGATATCGAGGATATCACAGATAAGCTGCCAAAGAATCCAAAGGGTTCATGGCTCACAATGCCACTTCGCCGTCAGGATGGTTCGGTAAGATCGGGGCCACGCTCATTCAGCGACATCAAGCGTATCTCCGTTCATCATACGGGGGTAGAAGGAACAGCAGCAGGGCATGCGAACTATCATATCAGCAAGGATTATGGAGGTATCGCCTACCACATCTACATCAAAGGCGGAAAGATCCAGCAGGTGAACGATCTCTTGGCCTTAACCTGGCACACACAATCCAACAACTACGACACCATTGCCATTGTTGTAGAAGGGAACTTCACGCAGCGATCTCTCACCAATGATGAACGTCAGGCGTTGTACGGAGCCATCATCACCGTCATGGAGATCTTCGGAATTCCAGTCGATGAAGTGAAAGGGCATGGCGAGATCACGCACAACACAGCATGTCCGGGATTTGACATGAATCAGGTGAGGAATGACGTTCGCCAGATCATCATGGAGATGGATTACCGGAGGAAGGGAGAACATCGTGCGATCGCCATACAAGAACTCTATGCTCGTGTCAATCACCTATACAGCATCTATTACAACAATGGGCAATACGCAGCTGATGCCGAGAGAAAACTGTATACCCTCTATCAGCTTGCCGAACAGTATGAACTCATGCTTCCGACTCAGAAAGGAAAGACGATTGCATAAGTAATATGTAAGTAGAAAATTAAGTAGAAAGCCCCTGCTTATGCAGGGGCTTTCTAAAAGCCGTACAATGCCCGGCGCTAGGCTAGCGAATGATAACGAATGCGCGGTTTTGCGTCTCCATGATTGACGCCGATCACTTTAACCGCAAAAGCATTTGCAGGGTTTACGGCGCACCGATCGAGCATACGCCGGATCTAGTACGGATACCTGCGTGATCGAACCGTGTGAAGCACATCCCCGAGCGGTTAAGTCGAGATGCGCTTTCTCTTCGGTCGGCACATCCGCATAGCCTCCTACTACACACACAGTTCTAATGATGCGGGCAAGGATTTGCACCTTCGCATCTGACTAAATTATACCATAAAGTCAAAGTAATCGTAAATAAAAAAGTAGTTATCAATACATGGTCAATTTGCAAACCATAGAATGATAACTACTCTCCCGGGAACTTAGGTGTGATCTCGATTGTGAAATCATCACCTGTTTGATTCTTCTCTTTCCAATACTTCACTTCATGAATGATTCCTTTCAGTACAAGGTTCTTTTTTTGTACATCCTTCGATGTTTTATAATACTTGATCGCCTGTTCAACCTTCGGCACGATCTCTTTTTGGTTTTTCTGTCTAGTCCGTTCAATTTCTATTTCCTCTGTCAGCTGATTCAACCGTTTGGTCGTTTCCTCAATCCTCTCGGCAAGTGTTCTGGAACGTTCGAGAAAGACCTCTTGCGTATAAATTCCTTGTTCCAGGAGGTCGAATTGCTTCATCCGTTGTTCCTCGTATGTTTTCAGTTGATCTTTCAACTCATTGATCAACTTTTCCTTCACGATGATTGTGTTGGGAGTCCGCGGCTTACGTGACTTAATGTCTATCTTCATGCCTTTAAGCCACTCATTCAAAAAGTTCAGTATTTTTTCTTCGATGAGATCATACCTTGAAAGCCTGGCATTGCAGTGTGAGTTATTGCACCTTAGATACCCTAACTCCTTATTACGTGGATGACGTTTATACACCATCGTAAATCCGCATTTGCCGCATTTTACGATTCCTGCAAGAGCATTTACAGGAGCTAAAGACTTTTTGGTTCTGGCCAAAACATTATCGCTCAGCCTTTTTTGTACACGTCGAAACAACGATTCGTCAATGATGGCCGGATGTTTTCCTTGAACGTCGATCATTTTATCCGCTGGGCGTTTCTTGATGTCGTACTTCTTATCCGGTCGGTTAATCTTGCGTCGTGATGTTTTTCTAAACTGGATTCGTCCGATATAGACAGGATTATGAAGGATCTGCAATACAACGTTAAAGTTCCACTCTTTTCTCCCGAAGTAAGTGGGGATGTTCATTTTCGTTAATCTTTCAGCTATATCCTTCGTACTTATCCCTTCATCAGCCCATTGAAACATCAATCTTACAATATCAGCCTGATCGTTTGGTTTAAGAGTACGGCTTCCGTCTTCAAGGAAATGAATATCATATCCATAAGGAGGTCTCGCGGATACAAAATTACCGGATTCCGCAGACAGATCCTTTCCTCGTTGTAAACGTCTAGTGATCATCTTTAATTCACGTCTTGCGAAAAGAGAGGATATATCGGCCTGGAATTCATCAGACTCGTCATTCAAATCAAGAACCTTTGTTGGTGTGACAATAAGGACATTGTTGCTGCGAAATGTCTCCAGAATGAATCCTTGCTCTTGCATACTCCCACGGCTTAATCGGTCGAGATCCATCACGAGAACGCCGGCTGGTGGGTCATCATTCAACCTGTCCAGGAGACGCAGCATTTCTGTGCGGTCTGTTAATCGTTCACCGGAGACGATTTCCTCGTATACTTCTGCAATGTTTAATTTATAGTGATTGGCAAGCTTGAATAAGGCCTTTTTATGCTTTGCTAATGTTTCGCCTTCTCCGC